AAGAATCAAATTGAGCAAGATATGGCACCTTTTGGATTTATGTCTGATGGTTTAGAAGATGCTAGTTTTGTTGATGCTCAGGGTGATCGTTGGTCTAATGCATCAGTTGGTGAATACGGTGATATGTCATATATGTGGGATTATAATTAATGGACTTAGACATTCAAATTAAACTGGGACATTTACTTCTTTATGAAAGAGAGTGTAGGTGTTGTGGACAGACAAAAAATTTGATTGAAGGATTTTATAGAACTCGTAAAAATAGAGGAGCATCTGCATCATCATTTTCTTATGAGTGTAAGGACTGCACTATCAAAAGGATTATTAAATCTAGAAAAGACAAACCAGATATACTATACGATCCAGTTACTAGTATTGGAGATATATATCCAGATTGGTAGTGTTCATGCACTGTTTCCCACACGAAAAGTAAGGTTTTAATAAATAATTTCAGATAAACTGAGATCAACGGAGAAAAAAATGGCGACTCCTCAATTATCTCCTGGAGTATTAATCCGAGAGGTTGATTTGACTGTTGGAAGAGCTGATAATGTAATTGATAATGTTGGTGCTATTGCTGCACCTTTTCAAATTGGACCTATTGACTATCCAATCAACGTTACAAACGAGCAAGAACTACTAAACACTTTTGGTAGACCACTATCTACCGACACTCATTACGAGTATTGGATGTCCGCTGCTTCTTTCCTATCCTATGGAGGAGTCCTTAAGGTAGCAAGAACAGATGGCACCAATCTAGTTAATGCTAACGCAAAGATTGATACCGATCAGTCATCTGCTGTTGGTTCAGCATCACTAAAAATCAAGAATATTGATGACTATAATATAAACCATGCTGATGGTGTGGCAGATTATGTTTTTGCTGGAAAGACACCTGGTGAATGGGCAAACAACCTTAAGGTTTGCATGATCGATGACAAGGCAGACCAAATCCTAAGTATTGCTTCTACCTCAGGTGTTTCTGTAGGTGCTGCAGTTACTTATTACTTTGATGACGAAGTTTTAGCATCTGCAGGTTCTACACAAGCACTAACTGGTTGGAAACTAGAAGGTGTTGTTACTGAAGTTGGTACTGGTGATGTTAGTGTTAAAGTTGTACAAAGAGTTTCTTCTGCTTCAACAGTCTATCAAGTAGACTATGCAGAAAATTCCGAAGTAGCATCTTTCCCTGCAACAGCAGATATTGGTGGTAGTGCTGGCAATATTCATATCGGTGCAGGTGTTGCAGCAACTGTTTCCGCAAGAAAAGATTGGTACGATCAACAAACTATTTCACTAGACAACCAGATAATTTACTGGAGTCAGATTGCACCAAAACCAGGAACTTCTAACTATGCAAATGAGAGAAGTGGTAGAAATGATGAGATGCACGTTGTAGTCATTGATGACTATGGCACACTAACTGGTATTAAGGCAAACATTGTTGAGAAGCATGTAGGTCTATCTAAAGCAGCAGATGCAGTTTCTGCAGTCAATTCTCCACAGAAGGTTTACTATAAGAATTACCTAGCAGACTTCTCTGAATATATCTATGCTGGTGATAACCCTTCTGATGGATTAGGAAATGAGGTAGTATCTCAGAACGCAGTTGGACTAAGTACATCCAATGGTCTTTGGGGTCAAGATGCACAAGATGTAACATTCAGTGCAATTGGTAACTATACTTACAAACTTCTTGGTGGTAAGGATTACGGAACTGGTTCTGATAGGATGAAGGCAACACTAGGAAGTCTTGCAACCTCCTATAGAACCTTCAATAATGAAAACGAGCATGTTATCGATTATCTTATCATGGGTCCTGGTTTAGATTCTAAAGTAGAGTCTCAAGCTAAGGCACAAGAACTTATTGCAATTGCAGAACTTAGAAAGGACTGTATCGCAGTAATCTCTCCACATCGTTCTGATGTTGTTGACATTTCAAATACTGAAACTCAGACTAATAACGTTCTTGAGTTCTTCAGCCCACTATCCTCCTCATCTTATGCAATCTTTGACACTGGATACAAGTACATGTATGACAGATTCAATAATAAGTTCAGATATGTTCCTTGTAACGGAGACGTTGCTGGTCTATGCGTAAGAACTTCTATTGAATCATATCCTTGGTTCTCACCTGCTGGACAGCAAAGAGGTGTTCTAAATAATGCTATTAAACTAGCATATAACCCAACCAAGGCACAAAGAGACCGTCTCTATCCTAAGAGAATTAACTCTATCGTTAATACTCCTGGAACTGGAATCGTCCTCTTTGGTGACAAGACAGGTCTGGGTTATCAGTCAGCATTCGACAGAATCAACGTTCGTCGTCTATTCCTCACAGTTGAGCAAGCACTTAAGAGTGCTGCAGACTCACAACTCTTTGAACTCAACGATGAGATCACAAGAGCAAACTTCATCAATATTGTTGAACCATTCCTTCGTGATGTTCAATCAAAGAGAGGAGTTTATGACTTCCTAGTCATTTGTGATGAGACTAACAATACTCCTGACATCATTGACAACAATGAGTTCAGAGCAGACATCTTCCTGAAGCCTGCTAAGTCCATTAACTACGTAACCCTCACGTTTGTTGCCACCAGAACTGGTGTCAGCTTTGAGGAAGTTGCTGGTAGAGCCTGATCTAGTAATAAATTAAAACAAGGGAGATTATTCTAAAATGGCAAACACACCATCACTCAAAAATTTATCAGCATTCAAAACCAGATTAGCTGGTGGCGGTGCTAGACCCAATATCTTTGAAGTTGCTCTTGATAAGTTTCCTGATGAGATTCGTTCTTATTGGGGTTCAGAAGAAAAGATTGATTTCAGATTTTTCTGCAAAACTGCTGCTCTACCTGCATCAAACGTTGCTGCAATCGAGATTCCTTTTAGAGGTCGTTCTCTAAAGGTTGCTGGAGACAGAACATTTGATACCTGGTCAGTAACAGTCATTAATGATGAAGACTTCAGAATCAGACATGCCTTTGAGGCATGGATGAACCTTCTATCTAAACTTGATAATGCAACTGGTGCAGTCAATCCATCTTCTTACATGGTAGATGCTAATGTCTTCCAACTTGGGAGAAGTGATAGAAGAGAGGGAACTGCGGTTCGTAACGATGTCTCACAAACTGGACCTGGTGGAAACTCAACTGGAAGTGGAGATTCTACAATCCTAAGATCCTATAAGTTTATTGACATTTTCCCAACTAATATCTCTGCTATTGACCTTAGTTATGATACCACTGATACCATTGAAGAATTCACCGTTGAATTCCAGGTTCAGTACTTTGAAATCAACGATGGTCCAGGATCCATCAAATAATCTGAGATAAATAGTAAGAAAAGGATAACTTAATTATGTCTAGACTTTTTGGATTTTCAATCGAAGATTCAGATCCAAAGTCACCTTCAATCGTCTCCCCCGTTCCTCCTTCAAACGAGGACGGGGTTGACCATTATTTAACCAGTGGTTTTTTCGGGTCATATGTAGATATAGAAGGTGTCTATAGAACAGAGTTCGATCTACTTAGAAGGTATAGAGAAATGTCTCTACACCCAGAGGTAGATAGTGCTATTGAGGATATTGTAAATGAAGCAATTGTTTCAGATTCTGATGATTCTCCAGTAAAGATTGAATTATCAAATCTTAATGCAAGTGATGGAATTAAGAAAAAAATTCGTCAAGAATTTAAAACTATTCTAGATTTATTGGATTTTGATAAAAAGTGCCACGAGATTTATAGAAACTGGTACATTGATGGTAAGTTATACTACCATAAAGTAATTGATCTCAAAAAACCTCAAGAGGGTATTAAAGAATTACGTTACATTGACGCAATGAAGATGCGTTATGTTCGTAAAACTAAGAAAGAAGATAATAAAAATCCAGGATTAATGGTTCGTAAGAACAATGAAGATCCAATGGATATGATATTTCCAGAAATTGAAGAGTACTTTATGTACACTCCAAAACTTGGTCAATCATCAGCAATGGATTCAAAGGGTGTCAAAATTGCAAAAGATGCAATCACATATTGCACATCTGGTCTAGTAGATAGAAATAAGGGAAATACTTTATCATATCTCCATAAAGCAATCAAGTCTCTCAATCAACTTCGTATGATTGAAGATAGTCTTGTTATTTACAGACTATCAAGAGCACCAGAACGTAGAATTTTCTATATTGATGTTGGCAATTTACCTAAGCAGAAAGCAGAACAA